TGAGCATGCGCGACTTCCAGGCCGGCATGCAAACCCTGGCTGACGGGATCTTGGGGGCGCTGCGCACACCAGGCGCCAGGCTCGCCCTAGGGGGCTCCTGATGGCCAGGGCACAGGTGGCACTGATCGAGCTGGGCGATGGGGCCGGGACGATGTTCGCTCGCTGGCAGACCCAGTGGATGAACCAGATCATCACCTTCGGCGGGGTGCAGTGGGCCTACCGGCAGCTCAGCTGGTCAGGGCTGGTGAGCGGTCAGGGCCAGGGTGAGCAGGCCACCATCACGATGCCGGCTACCAAAGAAAACCACGACCTGTTTGAGCGGGCACTGGCTGAGCGCTGGCTGTGCTGGATCACGGTCCTGGATTTTGACGAGGTAGCTGGAGACACTGGGATCCCGGCCGCTTTCACCGTGGCCGCGGCGACGGTCGGCGAGTGCATCGGCGGCAGCGGCACACTGGTCAGCCGCACCATCCAACTCGGCTCGGCCCTGTCGCCGATCGGCGCGCAGTTCCCGCCGCGCTCGGCTACCACCGAACTGATCGGGGTGCCCTGCCGGCTATGACCGACACCGTTCGCTACGCGCTTCAAACCTTCAACCCTGACGGCAGCCGCCGGTCCTCTCCGGGCTTTGGCGTTCACCAAGCTGGAGCGTTCACCTTCGCCGGAGACGGCAGCTACAAAGGGCCGGCATTCGCCATCGGCAAGTCGTCTGGCAGCAACGCGATCTCGTTCGCGCTGCCCAGTACGGGCCAGCTGCCACCGCCAGCAAAGAGCTCTGCCGCCGCCGGCAACTCACCGCTCCGGGTGCCGCAGCGGGCCATGGTGATAGGTGAGCCGATCCCAGTTGTGTTCGGTCGGCGGCGCGGAACCGTGGGCGGTGTGCTGGTGTTCCCGCCAGCGACTGAAGCCCGGTTCGAAAACACCAACAGCACCGTCACCAGCCGCTATCACATGGTGCTGGGCGAAGGCCAGATCGGTTCCGTGCAGGTGCGCGATGCCAGGAATGGTGAGAGCCGGATCGGCAGCTTCAGCCAGAACTACGGCAAACGGGCTGGCAACTGGACGCCCGGCAACTTCGCCACAAGCCACGGCGGAGTGACGCCGATTTTCCCCCACTACACCGGCGGCGGCGGCAACTACAGCGGTATCAGTACCATCGAAGCTGGGGCCACATTCCACCATGATTCCGACGAGTGGAAGACCGCCTGGAACTTCTTTGTCCGCGAGGGCATGACGATCGAGCGGGGCCGCCTGGCGGATGGTGTAGCCGGCGCCTCTGACAACATCGCCGACCTGGTGCTGTGGGCATGGCAGCGCAGCTCCAGGGTGCCGCTGGCGATGATCGACATGGACTCCATGGTTGCCGCGGCCAAATTTGTGGAGGCCAACGGTCTGTGGTGCAACGGGCTATTCGAGGATTCGGCCAACCTGGGCGATTTCGTGATCAGGATCCTGCCCTTCTTCCTGCTGCGGGAAACGAGGGTAGGAGGCAAGTATGGGCTGAGGCCGTTGCTACCGGCTAACGCGGACGGCAGCATCATCACCGATCCGATCGAGCCCCGCTGGCTGCTGGATGAGCGGATCATCAAGCCCGATTCGTTCCAGCGCACCAACGTCGAAGCGAGCGTCAGGCGAGCCCCGATCCTGAATGTGCTCTGGCGCCAGCAGGCAGATGAGACTGACATCGCGGTGCCTCGCACCTTGCCGATCGGAACGAGCAACGGGACGGACAAGCCGGAGCAGCGCGACCTCTCGCAGTTCTGCACCAGCGAGCTGCACGCCTCTAGGGCCGGCAGCTACGAATATGCGCGGCGGGTGCTGGTTGGACATACAGCAACAGTGAAGCTCCGGACTGGCAGCCAAACCGGCCGGATCAAAGAGGGCGACGTGGTGCAGGTCTATCTGAGGGTTGAGGCCGATGGAGATGCGCCATGGTTTTACAATTACTACTACCAGGTCGAATCAGTCGGGCTCGACTTCACTGGAGAAGAGACGTTATCCCTTACCCATTTCCCGGTAGATGCAGATGGCCGCAGCTTGCTGGCGGATGCTGTCGTCCGGGCGCCCGTAACTGGCATCATCCTCCCCAGCCAGCGGACCGGCCCCAGTGGTGACGTGGCCGGCCGCGACACAGACACCAGCGTGCCGGGCAGCCTTACTGGTGGGACCCCGCTCAGCCCTCCAGGCCAGCCCGGCTTGCCGCCGTTCACTCCACCTGAACAGCCGCCAGAGCCGCCAGCGCCTCCGGCGCCTGGGGATCCTGTCATCCCTGGCCGGCCTGTGCCGCCGCCGGCTGAGCCACAGGAACCAGGAGAGCCGTATCAGCAAAAAAGATGGGTGATCTCAGGTTATACGTATTCCGGGTTTAATGCTTGGGGGTTTGCTTACGCATATGCCAGTAGCGAGCCTGAAGTGACAGGAGCAAGAAAGCTATATGGATCGCCGGTGCCTGCTAATGTTACAAACAACCCTGATGTAGTTTCTTTAAATTTTCAGTTGGAAGTAGCTAATACTACTATCGATTCTACAGGGCATATAACGATAAACGGCAACGGAGGGATAGACTTGTTAAACGGCAGATTTACCCAATACAACAGCCCCATTTATGGAGGTGGGTTGCTTTGGGATGGTGACTATTCGTACACAATTCAAGAGGTTGCACTAGGTGGCTGACTTCCCTGCCCTGATCCCAAGCCAGGCGCCGATCACCCCCGGCAACTGGCCCATGGCTGGCCATCAATCGATGGACGGGAAGCGCGGCAACGTCCGCACCGGCTCGCTGGAGATCGGCCGAACGTGGACGCCAATCTTCGAGAACATCACCGAAGCCGACTACCTGACGATTCTGGCCCACTACCGGGCGCACCGGCTGCAGTTCGATCGGTTCGTCTTCACCGTCACCACCCTGGCCGCTGCGCTCACGCCAACCGGCTACGCCTGGCGCTGGGCCGAGTCGCCCCAGGTGGTGGACCGTCATGCCGATGTGTTCGTGGTCCGCTGCGCCTTCTCCTGCGTGCCCCGGCCGCTGGCATCGATGCGTGGGGGGCAGTGGAGATCGGCCGCGTCTACGTTCACCCGCGGTGCGTTCGCTGGTGTGTTCGGCGCTTTCGAGACAGGTGGCCGGTGGGGCTCGGCCGCATCTACGTTCACCCGCGGTGCGTTCTCCGGGGGGCTGGGTGTGTTCGAGCTGGGGGGGCAGTGGGGTTCAGCGCAGACCACGTTCACCAGGGGGGCGTTCGCTGGTACCAGTGGCATCTTTGAGTCTGGCGCCCAGTGGGTATCAGCAGCAACGACGTTCGTTCGCGGGCGGATTGCCGGGGCGTCGGTGTTTGAGGCTGGGGCGCAGTGGGCGTCAGAGGCGACGACGTTCACCAGGGGGGCGTTCGATGGCGACTACTGGGATCCGTCCATGCTTTCGCCGGTGTTCTGGCTCGACTTCGCCGACACCTCTACGATCACCACTTCAAGCGGATCAATCACGCAGATCAACGACAAGGGCAGTAACGGGTACCACGCCACCTCAAGCTCTGGTAGCAGGCCAACCCAAGGAACCGTCAATGGCAACAACTGCATGGTCACTACGGCCAGCCAGTATGTTCAAACATCAGCATCAGTAGTCCCGCAATGTTTTATTATTGTGGTTCAGTTTACTGAACTTACAGGAGAGCAATTTATTGTAGGCAGCGGAGCCTACTATCCATTTCACTGCCCGATACCTGGCGACAACGGATACAACGCAAACGACCACAAGCTAGTCGGCTTGCTTGCTGACAACAACGTCAAAAACGGCTCTGCATGGCAGAACGGTGTATCTACGGCGCCACTGTCTTTGACGCGTAGCCTAAGTCCAACCTGTTACGTTTTTAACCTTACGGGTGGCGTCTTTATCAATCAATTCTCAGCTGATAGAGGTAATTACTACAGAAACGCCGGCATTGTCGGCAAGACCTGCGAGATCATCGCACTGTCATCCAACATCTCAAGCACCGACCGGGCAAAGCTCGATGCCTACGTCGCCTCGAAGTGGGGCGCTTCCTAACCTGAACCAAGAACAGACCCCCCCAT